ATATACCTGATGTTGTTTGTAATGTCCAAATTGTACCAAAAGCAGCAGACGCCGGTGCTCCGCCCGGTGTAGCACCGGAACCAGGGTTGCCATCTGGTCCATTATTTTGAATTGTTCCATGAAGAGTTAATAGTCCTTTAACAAAAATTCTGAAACCTCCAGTATTTAATGTTGTATTAACTGCAATTGTTAGATTATTATAATGTGCATCTGCGGTTAAAGTTCCTGCTAGTGTTGCATCAGCAGTTCCAACTCCAAATAGGGCACTATTTAATCCTCCACTTAGCGTTCCAGTAAATGTAATAGTTGGAGGGACGGTTGTATTGTCGATAGCGATTGCACGACCTTTACCAAGTACGAGACTTGTTGTATTTACACTTCCAATAAACCATTCGCCCGGAAGGTCGATACCCGTTCCAGTTGTTGCCATTATTGATATATATAAGAAAATATATTTTTATAAAGAATATTTGGATATTTTTTGTCTATCTGTGGTTATGTATATTAATTCGTCAGGAAGAAGATTACATATTTCTTCCCAATCAACTTCATTTGATTTAACAGTTTCTTCACTTTGGATATAAATGTAGTATAAAATTCTTTTACTCTCGTGATTATCAGGAAGAATTTGTTCAATTATTTTGAAAATGTAAAATGGGTAATAATTTCTATTCACTCTTCCATTTTTTCTTATTTTTTCTCCAACTTCAATAACTTTTGTGAATAAGTTTTCAACTTTTAATGCCACTTCGTTTGATACGAATGGTGGACCGATACCAGTTAATTTTTTCATTATTAGTGGAACATTTTTGTTTAAATCTGTTCTATTTAATTCTTTTAATATAACGCGTATTTCGTTTACAGTAATCAATCGTAATATTTTGTTATCTCGTTTTATGAGTTTTAATATTTCTTTTAATATTTTCTCACCGTAAAGATTTTCATTATCAGTTTTGTCTCCTAATTCTTCTTCTGGTTCTTTAGCGAGAATTCGACTCCACCAGAATTGAAAATGTCGATTTGGATTGAATGTTCCAGATTTCGCTTTTTGTCCTTCTTGACTGTAGAATTGAAAATCTTCAAAAACAGTTCCGACAAGTTCTTTAATAGCTCCACATTCAGAACAATATAATTCTGAATGTCTTGAATCAACACTCATTTTATTTGTGCAATTTGAACAAACTTCATTGTCAGATATCAATGAATATGATGGGTAAATATATTCATCTCTTGGGTACATTTCTATGTATTTTTGTATTCCACTATTTTTTCTTCCTTTGTTAAATTGTTCTGCAATTTGCATAATTTTATCTATTTCACCAGCGAAGTCTTCTGCCATAACAATTCTTATCATTTCTTTATATGCTTTTATTTTTCCAGTTTCACTTTTCGAAGCAATTACAAATAAATGACTAGTCGATAATATGAAATTGTCTTTAATTAAACATAGTTCGTCTAACAGAGATGAATTATTTATTTTTTCTAAAAATAAATACGCAGATTCATACTTTGATAAAATATGTCTTGTGATACCCTCCATTTTATATTGTTATATATCTATTTAACCAATTGAATATACAATTGGTATAGATAATAAAATGGAGGAAGATTTCGATGTCTTGGTGCAAGATATTATTAAGAATCCAGAGAGGTTGTTAGATAAAAATATTTCAGATGAACAAATCTTAGAAATTCAAAAGCGTTTAAATCCATATGCTGGTATTGGCGGAATTCCTCCAGTTAAAGATAAGAAAAAAATTGTAGCATGTAGTTATACAAATTTGAGAGAAGATTACATCAAGAGATTTACAATGACATCATTAATTGGTTTTGTTTATCAGATTTTCAAAGAATGGGAAGTTCCAGTGGAAAAAAGACGATGGGTTCCACCGTCTAAATCAAAAGAAGTAACTGAACCATTCACACCATCAATGCTTGTACAAATGTTAGAAGCAAATTTGGCAATTGCAAAAGAAGCTGAGTTATCTTCAAAAGGTGTTGCATCGTCAGTTGAAGAAGCTGATAAGATTTACGGAAAAACAACTGGACTAATGTATGCGGCCACATATGCACTCCATCGCAATGGTATTGAAGCTTCCGCAAGACTTAAAAGTAGTGCCGAAGATTGTCTGAGATTTCCAGAAGTGAGAGAGATAATTGAAAAGAAACCAATTCCACAACCATATGGACAATTGGAGATTCCATCACAATTATCAAAAGATATTATTGGTAATTTTCTAAATACAATTTTTAAATTTGATCCATCCGTTCATGTAAGAAGTGCGGATAACACACAAAAAATTAAGGAAGCATTTGAAAATTCTATTGATAAAAATGATCCAACTCATCTACCCCTTCCTGTTATTTCTCAACCAGCAGTTGTAAAAGAAGATCATAAAGAAATTATGAGAGAGTTATCAACAAATAAAAATTGTGCCACCCATATTCTAAGAAATCTTGATTTTGCTTCAGCAGTCAAGGAGATGTTAAAAGAACCAGAAGTATACAAACAATATCTTTATCCAATTACCGAAGTAAAAGAAGCAATAGATACGATTCCATCTCAGGACACATTTCATCGATGGAATTATTATACAGAAGTTAATTATGAAGAGTTAAAAACAATTACAGATGCTATATACCCAGAACGTTCAGATTTAGATTTTGCAATTGGTCTATGGAATGTTTTTGAAGGCACTAGTGCAGAAGTAGATGATCAATTTGACAAACATTGTAAACGTTATCAAGATGAAGTGCCTTCATCCATCAAAGCATTAGAGTTTGGTGGTTGGTCACTACTGTCAGATTTGAAAGAAAATAGAAAGAATATACAAATATACAATAAGAATACTGAAATATTAAAACGAATCTTAGATAGACATGCCGATGATAAAAGAATTGGATCTGAATTAATGAGAAATCGTATCAAACAAGTTAAGGCAAAGAATATCGCAGAAGATGGAGCTGATGCAGAAGGATTGAAAGAATACACGAGACAACAGAATGAGAAAGGTCAAGCAGTCAAAGCTGAGAAAGTTATTTCTCAAGAAGAAATGAAACGTTTAGAGAAAACTAAAGGCAATATCAAGGCGGCGAAGGAGTTAGAAGTAATTGAATCATTTGAAAAACAACTAACCGAGTTATCTGAGATTGAGAAAACAAGACCATTAATTGAAAAAGAAATTCAACAGAGAGATCAAATTCAACGATCATTAAAGATGGCAAAAGAAATGATTGAAGTGCCTGAGGAGGCAGTTCAAATTGATGTATTCACAACTACAGGCGATAATATTAGTAAATCACATTTTTACACAGCTTCAGATGAAGAATTAATTAAACAAAACATTCAATCATCTGAAACCACTCCATTATCCACATCTACGCATCCAGCCGTTATGCTAACTATGAAAAAGTAAAATTGAATTATATATTCTCCTCTTATGGACGCTCGTTATTATACAGATTTGTGTTTGGAGGGTTTGAAGAAAGTGCATAAGCGAGATATTTCAAAAATTCAAAAAGAAGTTTATAAAATGATTGATGAAGCAGATGATAAATCAGCCACTGGAGAATGTGCAAAGGAAATTATTGTAAAATTGTCCGTATTCCTCCATTCTAAATAATTGAATTCTTTTTTTATATATGTCTCCTCGCCAATATGACGCAGTCGCCCGAAGACATCATTCAATGTCTCACGAATTGGTGTCTAAGTGGTTTGAGAGAAGTGCATAAACTTGATATTTCAGAACTTCAAGTTGAACTTTATAGCATTATTGAAGAAGCTGATAATAAATCACACGAAGGACCATATGCTGTAAAAATTATTATAGCACTTTATCAATTTTGTCAAATTCATAAATTGACAACAGATGATACACCAGTATGCATTTCTGTTGACAATATTAATAAAGTATGGGAAGATATTAAACACATTTGTCATCCTGAATAATTGAATTCTTTTTTTACATATATGTAGAAATGGAGGACGCCTTTAGATACTTCATTGGAATGTATGGAATGTTGTGCGATCGTCTTGAATTTCGTGATGATCCATACAATATAAACATATTAAACATTGCATCGTGTATTTATAATAATAATAGATACACGACTGACAATAATAGAATCAATCGTGGTATAAGTTCATTTGCAACACTGATCGAACGAGTGGCACGGCATAATGTCTATCGATAAAAACAATAATTTGATAACCAAGGGAGGAGTCATAGTTCCTCCCTTAGAGATAACACCGTCATTATTTATTGATAGAAGTTTAGTCATGTATGGTCCGAGTAAAACAGGTAAAACTGTTTTAATTAAACATATAATGAAATTAGTGTATGGTTATATTGAACAAATAATAATAGTATCACCGAGTGAACCTACTAATAGATCATATGAAGGATTTGTCGACTCCCCGTTCATTCACACAAGACTTTATATGCCCAATCCAGATGATCCACAAAAGGATGAAGGTTCAAAGGGTGGATTGCGTTTTTTAGAAGCTATTTGGAAGCGTCAAGAAATATTAGCAGCAGTGTATACAAGGGCTAATAATATTGATGTATTGGCTGGTTTATTCAGTAAATTACCAAAAAGAATAAAAGGAGAAGGTATAAAAAGAATTGAATTGCTAAATGAAAAAAGAAAACAAATAATTAGTAAAATAAAAAACGACAGTGAAAGATGTGATGAAAATATAAAAAATATTAATGAAAAATTTAAGAAAATATTAATATTAAATTATAAAAAATTCATTATGCCATTTTATGAAAAATTATGGGAAATGGATGATATAACTGAAGATGAGCGTTATTCTCTTCAATATTTGAAACTCAATCCAAGAATGTTATTAATATTTGATGATTGTGCTGCACAATTCAAACCATTTTTTAATAAAGAGATTTTTAGATCATTATTTTATCAAAACAGACATTGTTTTATAACAGTTATAATATCATGTCAAGATGATACCGATTTACCAGCAAATTTAAGAAAGAATGCTTTCATAAGTTTCTTTACAGAACCAATTGTTTGTACTTCTAACTTTGAACGTTCATCAAATCAATTTTCTAAAAAAATAAAAAGTTATGTATCGTCAATAGCTGGAGACATCTTTAAAGGTAATAGAAAACTAGCATATATGCGAGAAGATGATACAAAACAACAATTTTATCATATTGAAGCACCGTATCCAGAATTATTTAAATTCGGCTCTTCCGCATTTCACGAATACAGTAAATTAGTTCAAAATGAAGGAACAACAATGGACAAAGATAATCCATTTTATGCCAAATTTAAAATATAAAAAAATGCACAAACATGCATTTTTCACAAATTTTTTTCACACCCCCATCCGCTCAGACCAAAGACGCGGCGTCGCATCCTCGGCCGAACCCTTGTCATCGGCAGAAGGGGCGAGAGCGACAAGACTCGGAAATCCAAATGTTGTTGACATATGAATGCCAAGAAGTGCTGCCACCTTCTGAACACAGTTGG